TTTAAACTACCATCATAATTAAATCTAATTTTACTATCGCCTGATAATCCTAAGTCAACGTTCAAAGATTTTCTTTCACTATTTTTACCATCAGTAACATAACAATCATATGTTTTTCCATGAGTAAACAATGTTTCTACGCTAGATACATCTCTTCTTTCTACATAATTATTAGCAGTATCTATATCAGCAAGTAAGTGCATTGAATATACACCCTCGCTATATTCATTACCTATACCTGCACCACCTGTTAATAGATTAGAAGTATCTTTGTTATACTGCAATCCTGTATCATACATTTTATTAATATCAAAATATTCAGGTGTATCTTTAAATGTAGTATCTGCTACTCTCATTAATCTAAAAGTAGCACCATGAGCACTAATAGTTAATGCTTTATCTAACACAATAGAATGTTGTGTTCTAGTTACACTATTAGCACTTACAGCAGACACAGAGTGAGATGATATTTTACCTATGTATACAGGTGTTCCCTCACTGTCTGTACTACGTAAAACAACCTTTGCACTTTGAATATGAGAAGGCGGTGTACTGATTAAGTCTGTTGCTAATGAATCTGTTGTATCTGTTACAGAAGTATAATCTCTAATAAGCCCAGTTAAAATATTTCCAGTCTTTCCTGAGTATGATATAATCTCATCTGAAACAAATGTACCTCTCGAATGAGTAAAAGTACCATTAACAGAAATAATTCCCTTATTAGGGAATAGAGTACCATCATATAAAGTCATACTGGTAGAAGTACTGGACATTGAACTAGCAAGGGTATTAGAAGCATTTATTGGTAAACTACCTTCATTTGTTTTATCAGACACTAAATAATAACCTGTTAAATTATTTACAAATGCTAACCAGTTATGTATAGAGTTATCATTCATATGAAATGTTAACGTTGACCCTGATAACGTTGCTCCTTTAGAAGCAAGAGTATTACCAGTAACACCAAGAAGATTAATCTTAGGTTTTAAATACATTTGAGCATTAAATAATTCACCACTATTTACATCATTAGCCTGATGGTGACTTGTTCTACTTGCCGCTGTTCTACCTTCTTCATGGGCAAGTGGTCTTTGTATCGTTCTAGTCCCAACAAATGCTGCATTTTTACCTTTTCTTTTAATCATTACATTTGGGCCATGTTGGTCTTGGTCATTTTCCGCAGTTGAAGGGTCAAACGCTGTATACTCAGTTAAAGAAGCCAAATCTAAAGGAGCACTTGAATCGTCTAAATTGTATTCCATAGCATCAAAACTGTTTTGTATATCTCTAAATAGAGCAGTGCAATTATCATATATATGCCCTGTACCCATAAGATACTTTCTTGGTTTATTTGTTTGCCCTGAAACAGTAGACACAGAATCAAATGTTTCTTGTGCTAATGCAGACATAACTCTGGATATATGGTAATAAGGTGGAGCAGCAATAGTAGAACCACTAGTACTAGTAGATTGGTCATGGAAGTTAGACCTCTGATATTCCCATTGTTCGGTATCATGCCATGCAGATATAGCATAGTTTTTCTTATTTGTAGAGTTTTTATTTCTATCTACTCTTGATATTAAAGGCATTAATACATTTTGAGGGTCAAATGCTCCTGAAAGTATATTATAATCAAAATAATCTTTATCTATTGGTTCTCTAGCAAGATATACGTTAGTCATTTTTATGGAGTCTTCTGCTAATGAGTCTATACCATTTCCTGTATCTGAATAAAGATTGAATGGCATTAATCCAGGCCAACGATGGTTTAGAATTGGAATGTTATTAGGTGCACCTAGACTCAAGGTGTTTGATAAAGTAGTTGTAGATTCTTGTCGCAATACATATAGAGGCATATTAGCACTAGACTCTGCCAATAGCAACCAGTCACCAGATGGTGATATGGGTGATGAGCCATATGTAGATACATTAGATGTTCCTTTGTATATTGCTATTATGTTTCCACTTGCAGCATTATACAGTATATCATTAGGAACAAATGTAACTGTTTGTCTATTAGAGGTAGATGGTGTATTAGTGTCTGTCTTAAAGAATAACTCTCCTTCATTATAATCTGTATCTACATATGTAATTGCAGCACCATTCCCTGTGGTTGGTTGAATTGGTTCACTAAATCTCCAATATTGAAAATTAGGTAACGTAGGTATCTTAGATGTTTTAGGCATATTTTCTGCGTCTACTGGATTAAAATGCCAATCATATGTTGCTTCTACTAATCTCATTACACCCCATCTTTTTATTGCATTACTTGTTATAGAAGAAGCATTTATTTTAGCAGTTTGAAAGTTACTATCTTTAGATAATACTTCTTTTGTATCGCCTGTATAATTAGTATGGGTTACTGTGTTACCCGTTGTTTCTGGCGTTTCCAGTAACATACCATATGACGAGAATGATTTGGCACTGTAACCAATATGATTATGTCTTAATTTAGATTCAGGATATATATCCCCAATTGCCATTAATTCATAGTTTTTTACCTTGGGGTCTATGTTTATTAATTTAACACTACCATTAGTGTGTACAGAAGTAGGGCCGTCACCTGCTAACATAGATGGTGTTAATTTTAAATTGCCAGCATTTGTATGGCTAGAACCACCACTCATATCACCACCTGCATATACTAAACTATCAACAGTAAGACCATTAATGAATTGTCTTGGTGGTGTTATCTCAGAATTATCTGATAGTTTAAATGGGTAGTTTGAGATATTATCTTTGTAAAACTGTGAGTAGTTAGCATCTATAATGTTACTGCCTTCTATAGGCTGTGTTCCTTTAGTTAACAAAAGGTCTAACTCTGCTGTGGTATATGATGAGCCATCATACCCTTTGATACTATATGCTGGAGAAGCAGCCATAATAGGTAACGCATTTAATTCATTATAGATAGAACGATGTGAGTCATTTATGTTAACTTTAGACAGTGTACCTGATGTAAACTTTTGTAAATCTTGATATCTAAATGTTAAATCGTGGGTATAATTAGCACCAGTATGTTCATAATTTAACCTGTGTATAAATCCTCCATTTGGGATATTCCTATTTAAAAAATATAAATATGCGTCATTCTCTTGACTGAACCTAGTATCGCTAGGGTTTTTCTCTATGCTTGCTAATACAACTGGGAAGTTAGGAGCAACTGTCAACGTGGTGTCTGAACCTGACTGTTCAGTTATATCTAAAATACTATAATAATTATGTGAAGAAGGAATCATTTTATTTATTTCTGTTACTATGGGAGTACTTTCATCTCCTATCTTAAATGCAAACTTAGAATCATTGTTTTTAATTCCTTTAACTTCAGTTACATCAAACCCTAATGATTTATTTTCATGGTAATTACCATTAGAAGAAGAATAGGAAAGGTTCTTTGTTGATTGGCTTCTATCAGCAGCATACGTTAATTCATCCCCATCAATAAATACCATTCCTTTATCTCCAGCAGATATTAAATCTGTCGGATTAGACGAAGCAGTAGGGTTTACACTTAATGCTTTAAATCCAGTTAGCATAAATTTGTTTGTAGTGTCGTTACTAAGACTAACTGCCTTTATATTTCCAGGTGTAGATAGGTAAATAAGTGAGTTATCCATCATTGTTACTGTGTTTCCAGATATACTGTTTACCTCTCCTATTAATTCCATTGTTGCATATTTAAATAATAAATCATATTTCTTGAGACTACTAGCAGCAGCACTAGTAAATTGATTGCTTGTAGTTATTATATTTCCTGATACTGCTATTGTTAATGTTTTAGTAAACATAGGCACTAGACTAGAATGAAGTACATCGCTAGTATATTTTAGATTTTTATTTATAGTATTATTCAATAGTTTAGATAGTCTATCTCTACCTGATATTTTGTATGTTATCATACCTCCTTCGTTTCTAGGTTCAGTATTTTCGACTGTGCCATTGAATACTTCTTCGTCTATTGCAAAATTGCCAATTACATAGTTAATGAATGAAGGATTGTTCGTAGCAGATATAGAACTAGGAATATAAAATTGCTTATTAGGTTCTTTTAGTTGTATTTGGTTATTAATAGAATTACCATAATCAATAGGTATATCTAATCCAGCAAACTCTCCAGATAAAAAGATTAATTTGTTATCATTCAATGTAGACTTTTCTTTTGATATAGTATTTCCATTGATGGTTAGTCTTTTGAATGTATTACTAACATAATGGGCTTCAGTATCAATAGGTAAATCCCCAACAAGTGCACCATTCCAATTATTAATATAGATAGTGCTTGCTGTAAATGTAGAAATAGATGACATATCAGAATAAATTAACTCTCTATCTCCTTTAGATTTATTTACTGTTAATGTCTGGTTCTTATTAGTTACACTAGGGTTAGCGATAGCGGATACCATATATGATACATCTTTAACTATAAGTGCATCTCCTACTTTAATAAAATCATCATCTCTACAATCAAAGTTTTCTCTTATTTGATTTAATGTGATTTTGTATCCTCCTACACTACTACTTGTTGCTGTATATGGTAATTTATATAATCCAATTATACCTGTCTTTAATGGGTTTCTAATAATTAATGGCATATTTTTCTTAAGTTTTAAGAACTGAACACCGGCTTGGTCAAAAGTAGTTACTTCAGCAAGTTGAGTCGCCTTATTTCTAGGGTAGTTAACCACGGTATTTATTATAGAAGTAACTCCATTGTTCTTTAAATTAGAAGATTGGTAATGCATGTATTTTATCGGGCCTGTTAAGTTAGCATG